AAATAGAAAATAATGTTGCAACAATAGGTTTTGAAGAGCCTTATGCAGTCAGCCAACATGAACATACTGAATACGAACATCCTCAGGGTGGGCAGGCTAAATACTTGGAACAACCTTTTAAAGAAAATATAGACAAGTATATTAATCATATAGCTGATGCCAACAGAGATGCCCTAAAGTAGAGGTGATAAAATGCTTGAAGAAATTAAGTCATATCTCGAAACCAAAGATATAACAAATGTGTTTATAGGATCAATGCCGACTAGTCCTGATATATGTACTGTACTTTATGCTACAGGTGGATATAACCCATATATAGGATTTAATAATATAGTCGAATATCCAACTTTTCAGGTTATGTGTAGAGGAGCTAATTATTTAGAAGTTTCGACAAGGATAGAAAATATAAAAAACTTTTTAAACGGATATACCGTGTCTTTCCCATTTATCGAAAATATCCAGCCACCCGTAGGCTTAGGCAGGGATAATTCAAATAGATGGGAATTTTCATGTAATTTTAAAATAACAAGGGAGGTATAAGAATGGCAATAAAAACAGGTAGAAATGGTAATATAAAAATAAGAATTGATACAACAAGTGCCACAGCATGGACAACAGGGACAGCTTATACAGTTGGTGCATTAGTAACAAATACAGCAAAGACATATTATTGCAAGACCGCACATACTGCTGGGGCTACATTTGATGCAACTGAACAATTAAATTTTATTGAAATAACTGATGGGATGGTAGTCCAAAAAATGAGTTCATGGAAATTAACAATAAAGCAGAAACTTGTTGATACTAATCATTTTGGAGATAGTGGATGGGATAGTTCAGTTCCAGGTACAAAAGCATGGGATGGTAGTATTGATGGCTCATTCAATGTAACAGATGATCCTGGACAGAAATTAATTCAATCGGCAGTGGATAGTGGAGCTGAAATAGGACTAGATTTATACGTAGACGAAAATGTAACCACTGAAAAATATAGTGGAAATGCTTACATTGAAGAAATAAGTGTAGATACTGCTCCTAAAGATCTAGTTAAATTAGGAATAAAATTTAAGGGAAATGGAGCATTAACAATGCCACAATAGGAGGTAAATTATGAGGGTTGAAACAGTTAAATTTGCAGGTAAGGACATAACTATTAGGGAACAAAAAATAAAAGAGCTAACAAAACTTTATGATGAATTAGGATCTAATGTTGATGAAATATTCAAGGCAAATACCGCTGGTGATGTTAAGAATTCCGCAATTTCTATTCTTCAGGACAAATTACCTATAATTTTCCCAGGTATAACTAAAGAAGATGTGGAAGAGGCTTATCCTAGTGAAATTGAGGAACTTATCGGAGGATTTATTGACGTAAATTTTACCGGACTAAAGAAGGTAATTATGCCAATGCTGAAATTAGCACAGAGCAAATAATCTTCTTTGCAAAGGAATATGGATATAAAAAACACGATATAGAGGAACTTACAATTAGAGAATTTTATGAAATGCAAATTTGCGATTATCTACTTTATAAGCAGAAAGAAGCTTATTGGTTAGATTTAAGCAAGTTTGCATTTTTGTTAAATGGAATAATGGGCATCTTTGGCGAAGAGGGGAAGGGTATAACTGAACTTATTGGCGAGGCCCCAACCTATGGTGAAGAAGATGAAAGAGAACTTACTGAAAATGATATACAGTGGATAGAATGGGCTAAGAAAAATGGATATGAATACAAAATTACTAATTCTGGTGTAAAAATAGGTAAATCCTAAAGGAATTTATTTGGTATTATAGAATATATAAGTATATAATATTAAATAAAAAGGGTGGAATTGTAGATGGGACTTATTAAATGGTATAAAAAAATGCAAGAGAAGGAAAAAGAAACTGCAGTTAAGAATGCAAAACTCAATGAAGGTAAGACTAAAGAGGATTTTTTAAAACAAAAAATAGAAGAAAATGAAAGGTTAGATAAATTAGGTTTAAATGAAGATGACTTAATTAGATGCCCTAAATGTGGATCCACTCAAATAACATCCGGAAACAAAGGATTTAGTGTAGGAAAAGCAGTTGTAGGCGATATTGTAGCTGGACCTGTAGGATTGGTTGCGGGAGCAATCGGCAGCAAAAAAACAATTATAACTTGTCTAAATTGTGGCCATGAATGGAAGGCTGGAAAAATTAAATAAATAATTAATTTAAACACTTAGTTTTTAGCTAGGTGTTTTTTTATGCCTCAAAATAGGAGGTGAGATATTGGAAGTAGGACAGTTATGGGTAAAACTTGGATTAGATAAAACAAATTATGATAATGCAGTAAATGAAGCAAAAGGGCAAAGTAGTGGCTTAGGCGGATTTATTAAAAATGCTTTTCAGTTCACAGTAGGGCAGGGAATGTTTGATCTGCTGAAATCAGGTATTAAATCGGCATGGGATACCAGTATTGGTTTTAACAGTGAAATGGAACAAAGCCAAGCAGCCTTTGCAACTCTCTTAGGTGATGCAGGCAAAGCAAAAAATATGCTTAAAGATTTAAGCAATTTTGCCAATAACACTCCTTTTGAACTAGGAGATTTAAACAAAGCTTCTCAAACGTTGCTTGGCTTTGGTATAGATGCAAATAAAATAATGCCTGACTTGAAAATGTTAGGCGATGTATCCATGGGCAATAAAGATAAATTACAAGGCTTAGCTTTAGTTTTTGCACAGGTACAGTCACAAGGCAAGTTAATGGGACAAGATTTACTGCAAATGATCAATAATGGATTTAACCCATTACAAGTAATTAGCAAACAGACCGGCGAAAGCATGGCTGAACTAAAGGACAAAATGGCTAAGGGTCAAATTAGTGCTGATATGGTTGCGAAAGCATTTCAAGGTGCAACAGAAAAAGGTGGATTATTTTACGGAGCTATGGACAAGCAGAGCAAAACTTTTGCAGGGCAAATGAGTACTTTAAGTGACAATGTTAAATCTACATTGGGCGGGATATTGCAACCACAGTTTGAGCATTTAAGTAATACAGTATTGCCAGCTGCTATTGATAAAGTAAATAAATTCGGAGATGCTTTTAAATCCGGCGGATTAGGGACTGCGTTTAAAACGATATTACCAGCTGGACTGGTTGATGGGTTAACATCCGTTGGTAAAGCAATCCAAGGAGCTTTCGGATGGATTAGTCAAAATGGGCCTCTGATTAAAACAGCAGTAGCTGGGATAACAACGGCATTTGTTGCTTATAAAATTGCTGTTCTTGCTTCAAACGTTGTTATGCAAATTAATGGAGTATTAATGGCAATAAGTGCTGTGAGATCGTTAGGGTTAAGTGCTGCTACTGAAGCTATGGCGGTAAACCAAAAAGGCGCAACAGTTGCTCAATGGCTTTTAAATGCAGCAATGAGTGCAAACCCTATAGCAATTATAGTAATAGCAGTAACTGCTTTAATTGGGGCATTAATTTATTTATGGAATACCAATGAAGGCTTCCGAGGTGCAGTTATAGGTGCTTGGAACTCGATAAAAAGTGCTTTTTTTACTGCAATAGAAGGTATAAAAGGCTTCTTTGTTGGGCTCATGGAAGGTATTAAAAAAATTCCTGCTGCATTTGAACAATTAAAGATACAATTAGCCGGTATTTTTACGGGCATTGGAACCTATTTCATTACAGTATGGAACAATATAAGAACTTCTGTGATGAATTTAGTAAGTGCTTTGATAAATGGCATGCAAAGTAAATTTTCAATGCAATTAGAGTATATAGAAGCAGCGGTGCTATCTATTAAATACGCGCTTGTTAATGCATGGACACTAATTAAAAACATAGTGTTAGGTATTGTATTGTTATTCTGTGATTTAATTACTGGGAATTTTACACAATTAAAATCAGATTTTAATAATATTATGTTAAATATAAAAATGTCTGCTATTGCTATTTGGGATGGAATTAGAACTGCCATCATAGATATAGTGAGAATGATACGAGATACAGCTATTGAAATATTTAATGCACTTGCAGCATTCT